AGGGTGGCGACCTTAGAATTTATTATGGTGGGGAGAAGGTGGTAATTCATAATAAATCTACTGAGGTCGTCGCTTTCACTAGTTTTATGAATCATAGTGTATCAATAATTAATAAAGGAACAAGAAAGGTATTAGTATGTTGGATAAAGGGCAAACGGTGGCAATAAGATATTATGACGTTGAGGGTGAACAATACCCGTCAATAACATCAGTTTTAAATTGTAAACCAAATAAATCATTAGAGAAATGGAGACAAGATGTAGGTGAATCTGTAGCTGACTATATTAGTGAGAAGTCTGCAGATAGGGGTACTAAAACCCATGCTCTAATAGAAAGCTATATTAAGGGCGAGAGGGGGCAAATATTAGACTTATTACCTAATGCACTATTTCGCATTATGCAACCATACATAGATATGATTGACAATGTAGCTTGTTTAGAAACTGCTTTATGGAGTAAGAAACTAAAGATTGCAGGTCGTGTTGATTGTATAGCTGAGTATAACGGCATATTGTCAGTAATAGATTTTAAAACGTCTACGAGATCAAGTGAGAAACCTAGAACTAGTCATATGATTCAAGCTAGTGCTTACGCAGAAATGTATCAAGAAGTTTATAATGAAGAAGTTAATCAGCTTGTAATCATTAAAGGTTGTGAAGACGGTGGTGTACAAGCATTCGTAAGAGATAAAAAAAAATATATACCTATGTTGCATGAATCAATAAATTACTTTTATAATATGACAGGAGAAAAACATGAGCAAGATGATGAATGATGAAGTAGCTAAATGGTCAGATAGCACTAAGCAAGTTATAGAAAACTTAGAAAAAACATTAGACCACGCAAAGACTAGATTGAAATACAATCAAGATTTATTCAATGAAACAATGCATAAAAAAGAATTTAATGAGGAGACTGCTTTTCTCTATATACAAGCTATGAATAGTTGTATTGAATCAATCAAATCATTAGAAACTTTGTTACACGCTACACGCATTGGTAAAACAACATAAAAGACTAATTATGTTGTGATAGGGAAGTATTAACAGAACTGACTCTAAATGTGTTAACTAACAACAGACTGGTCATCTTAATCGGTTGTTAGGGGTTTAGAGGTGAACTCTTAAACAGGTTGATATTTCTCTATCCTATGCTTGACATATCGTCATACACATTATATTATAATTATATGAGATCAAAACAGGAGCAAAACATGAACACACATTTTGATATATGGCTTAAATATTTTAGGTCATGGAGAAGTGAGGGTTACTCAATTACTGATTCAGTAAAAGAGGCAGACAAATCTTTATGGTTTTATATAGAACTAGAAAAAATGGTAGGAGCTTAATATGAAATTACTGACACAACCAATTCTTAAAAAACTAAAAAAGAATGCAAGTATGAATGATTCACTAGAATCAATAATGGATAAAAAACCTGTAGCAAAATTATTCAATCCTACAGGTGCAGGTACATGGTGGTTATGGTCTATACAAGATGACGTTTTCTTAGGGGTTGCAGAAATACATGAAAGAGAGGTAGGATATTTCACTCTTAATGAGCTTAAATCTTTCAAAGGTCTTTTTGGACTTGGTATAGAAAGAGATATGTATTACTCATCAGACAAAACATTTAAACAAATATTAAACGGAGAACAAGAATGATTGACGCACAAAGAATAATTAATGAGGCTAAGAATAGATGCATAATGTATAAAGGGGGCAAACTTCCTAAAGAATCATATACAGAAAAAGATTATAATAGTGATAAACAATTAATTGAATATTTTGAGGGGATAAAATAATGGATATACACACAATGCTTGCAGTAAGAGATATGTACAAAGATGAAGATGTAGATTTTGACAAGTGGCTTGACCTTACTATATCAGAGTTAGAAGTACATGAAGATGCAAAGGCTACAGAAAATGAGCAACGTAGACAAGCCTAGTCATTATACTAATGGCTCAATAGAATGTATTGATGCAATCAAATCGTCTATGAGTAAAACAGAATTTGTTGGATTTCTAAAGGCAAACGCAATGAAATATCTTTGGAGATACGACAAAAAGAGCAAACCGTCTGAGGACTTAAAGAAATCAGTTTGGTTTATTAATAGACTAATACAGGAGATAGAACATGAGTAGAAGTCAAAAAGCATGGGATTACTTTGTTAAGAAAGGTAAGACCACTAACCGTGAGATAATTAACAAGTTTAATTTAAATCATGGAATATCAGATATCATACTTCATAAGAAACGTGAAGGTCATATCGTTGAGACTGAAAGAAAAGAGAAACGTGTTAATGGAGAATATATCCATTGGACAGTTTACAAATATGGAGGTCAAGATGTTAGATAAAATTTATGAATTATGTGATAGTCTGCCGGACACAATAAAGGCAGTCATCATTATTAGTTTTATAGCAATCTTTTGGGATATTGTGCTATAATGCAAACCCTAGCATAATTAATTAACGTTTAGGGTTTGAGATGTTATATTAAGGAAAGCTAGGACTCCTGTTAAAAGCCCCTGAAAAGCGATTTTTGGGGGTTTTTTTTATTTATAATACTTCGGTAGCCGAAAATGTAATTCCATACAGAGAAACATGATTTGCCGTCCAAGAAAGCTCATTATCGTCCATACGCATAACTGCTTTTGTATCTGAATAGGTTACAACGTCATCATCTGATAATGCCGTCTTGAGAGGGGGTTCTATGGGTAGAGTAGCATTACCAGACGCGTCTGACGTAACATCTGTAACAATCATATGTAATTTAGAAGTAGAGCCTGAGCCAAACTGTACATAATCACCTTGTTTAAATTCTGTAGAACTAGCTGTACAACCATCTACACTTATATCATAAGCACCTATAGAATGGTCGCCGTTTACTGATATAACAGTAGATGCAGAGCCTTGTATCGTTTTTCCATCAGGATCTCCAAGCAAGAACGTACCTTTTCTACCATGTAATTGCATAAAGAATGATTGCCATGCACCTGCATCAGTACGATTCATTGGTGGTAGAGTAACCGTTGTTGTCCATACAGCTCCTTGAAATTCTGACACTTGTTGTCCATATGTAAAAGGAGATTGAGTATAAGCTACTGATCTCAATATTCGCCAATCAGAAGTTACAAAGTTACTAGGACTTGTTGGCATTGATAAAGGATAGACGGGTAAACTCATTTATGCTCCAAATGTTTTTGCAAATCTTCCGCCTCTTGAACGACTTTCTGATACGGCTGATAAAGTTTGTTGTTTAATTGTTGGTAATAAATTCATTACCTCTGCTCTTACTGTTGGTACAATGCCTGTTGAGAACGATATATTTTGATTGATTGTAACTGAATCATTATTGGGAACTATAGTACCGGCTGTACGAGGTATAAATGTTTCAGGACCTTCTTCTCCTACAGTATAAGCAGCATTAGGTTTAACAAATCCACCTTTAGCTTTTCCACCACCAAAGATTAAATCTGTTCCTGCACCGATAAGAATATCTACAACACTACCACCTGACTTTGCAGCCTCAGTCTGCGCACCTTCAATTGCTTTCCTGATTTCTTCAAGTAAAGGCTTAATAATTAATAATCGTGTTACTAAAGATACAATCTGCGAGGCAACACTTTGAAATATACTAATCATAGATTCTTTGAAATTTTTACCAGATATAACTGCATCAGCAAATGCATCTGCTACAGATTTACCAAAGTCATCAAAAATGCTATTTAACTCAGTAACACCTTCTCCCAATTCTTTAAATAATTTTTTCTGTTCTGCAGTCATGTTTGCTGTTTTATCTTGGTCTTTTCTTAAACTTTCTGCACCTCTTATGCTGAGATCATAAACTTTATTTATACCCTCAAACATTTTTCTTTGTTCCATTAGTTTTTTATTAGCTTTTTCTACTTTTTCTGTCATGCCCTCTAATGCTTTGTCTATACCAATAAACGCAGCCGTTGCTCCACCTAAACGAGCTAATAAACCAATGAATCCACCTTTTAACATACTGCTTATTACAACTGTAGCTTTAAGACCATTATTAAATAATTTAAGTGCTTTAGTAATAGCTGTAAAACCTGCAAGCAATTTTCCACTAATAAATGTACCTAAAATAAATGAGGCAAATACTTGCAATCCAACCATAATTTCTTTAACTGAGTTACCTATACTTCTAATTGCATCACCTATAGCTTGACCAATTACATTTCCATAAGCTGCAATAGTCATTTCATTTCGTTCTAATGTTCTATCAAACTCTCTTAACTCTGCTTTTAACTCATCAAAAAATCCATCAGAGATAGCTGTTTGTACCTTGAAGAATTTATCTCCAATCATTGACAATGTACCGGTAAGAGTTTTAGCTAATTCATCTGCAGCGTTACCAAACTTACCACCCGGTCCAAAAACTTCCATAAGCTTTCTTTCAGTTTCTTCTACTGATACAGATACACCTTGTTGGAATCCAAGCATAGCTGTAACACCACGCTCTCTAAACATATCAGCACTAGCTATACCAGATGATAATGACCTTTGTATTTGTTCTGAGGCCATTTTAAAGTCAAGACCGGTTACTGCAGCGATATTACCGGTAACTTCTAATAGTTTTCCTAATTCTTCTGCATCTCCTGATACTACAGCTAATGAGCCTGAGCCTCTTTGTATTTCTTCTAATGTAAACGGTACTTTACCTGCAAACTTAACCATTTCATCAAAGGCTTTAGCACCTTCTTCTGCAGATCCAAATAAAGCTTGTAATCGTACAGTTAGGTTTTCAATTTGAATCCCTACTTCTGCAATATTTTTAATTTGTATAGCTCCAAAAGCAACGGCTAATACACCACCTACTTTTAGGGCTGTTGAGCTAAATTTATCTATAGATGCATTAGCTTTGCTAAATGCTTGGTCAAATCCACTGCTAGATTTTTTGACCTGTCCTTGTGCTTCAGCTAACCCTTTCTTTAATCCGGAAAGGTCAGCCTCAATCTTGACTAATAATTTTTCTAATTCCATATGCTAAAAATCTGGATATCTCTCTTTTAGTTTCTCAAGCTCAGACTTGCTCATAGGGTCAGAACGTTTACCTGTATTGTATTCCTTAAATCCGTTTATGGCTAGTGTGATTTCCTTAATTGACATATCCCATGCTTGATGAGGGGGAATGTTCATCATGCCAATTAATACTTCTAACCACCTTTCTATAGGTAGCTCATCATTATCGTCTATGGATTCGTTTTTTTTTGATTTGTAGAATCGGTACTAATATCTAGTGCTAATGCTAATAACTCGCCTGTCATTTTTAATGCATCAACGTAATTAATGTTGCCATTAATATCATTCTCAGTAATATCATTACCGCCTGCACGGATAGAAAGATATAGAATAGATACCATTTGGTCTAACATAATTTCACCTGAAGACAATTTCTGTGCTACTGACATAAGACCTACACCTAATGCACTTTCAATACGTTTAATCGTATCAATTGAAATTCTAGCTTTATAGGTTTTATCCCCTAGTGTTAGGAGTTTTTCTGCTCTTGTTGGATTCACGCTCATGTTTACACCTCATGATGATTGTTTCATTTCTCTCGCCTAAATCACTAGACAAGATTACTTCACATTTTTTACTATTAATTTCTAAAGTATCAACATCTTCCCAACCCTCGAAGTAGGGCAGTTCTACTTCTGAGATTGTTTCACCTACATTCAATTTACATGAATGGGTTTGTTTACCTATTGTTACTTTAGAATCTATCCACATTATACAGTAGCTATAGTTATTGCACCTGCACTTTCAAAGCTCATTGAATACTGTACAGCACCATTATAAGTACCACTGTAATCTAATGTTGTTACTTGAAAAGCTCCTGTAAAAGTATTGTAATCCGGCACTAAAAATTGAAAGTTAGTGAATGATGCACCATCAAACGCTGTTAATACAGATTGTTCTGATGCTGAATCTTGAAAGATACCACTACCAGAAATACTGAATGATTTAACTCCACCTTGTGCTAATAATGTTCTTACTCTTGATGAGTCTTTATTTGTTACATCTACTGTTTCTTGATTTATAGAAATAGATGTATCTTGTAATCCTGCTACTGTAGTAAAAACTTCTGGACTTGCACCGTCACCAATTTTTACTAATAAAGCTGCGCCTTGTTGTACTGCCATAATTTACCTCTTAATTATCATATACTGTAAAATCTATATTTACAATTCCATGCCTAGTTATGCCGTCAGCCTCTACTAATGTAGTTGTCGCAATGACAAAGCTCATGACAGATGACGCACCTGACACAGAGATTGTAGCATTGTTAAATAAATTATACACCCTTTCCATAACTTCTTTTATCTCTTTTTGACCACGATATTGCGACCAAACCTCAATATCTACGTTATAAACTTTACCGTCTTTTGTTTTTGTTCCTACATCTCTAGCACTTTCTAAACCAATAATCACATATGGATATGCTGTACCTTGTGGTGCTGTGCTATCGAAAATCTTATTATTACCAACCAAAGAATCAAGAGTGCTATCTTCAGACAAAGTAGAATAGATTGCTGATTGCAGATCAAAAGAATGAAATCCCATTATCTTCTACCTACTCTAAGCAATGGTTGTAATGCTTTAGCTCGTTTCTGTGTATTTTTTCTAGCAGGGCTATCTTTACCCATAAAGCTCCTATTCATTTCTACCTCTAGCCTTTCTGCATATTCTATATTTGTAAATACTTTACCAATCAACGCACCTTCTTTTTTAAAAGAAATGCTATTTACTAATTGACTTGAATCTATAGCAGGTGGCTCTCCGGGTGCTGATGCTTGATGTCCATTATATATTGCACCTGATTTTGGGGTTGCCATAGACCTTTTGATATCGCTCTGAAAAAAGATACCTAACCTATCAACGTAATTTCTAGCTTGGTCTAAATATCTTTTGTCTATAAATTCAAAATCATTTAGCAATGGTTTTGCGTTTACTTTTATTTTTAATCCCATTATGTTGCTACACCTTCAGTTGCTATAATTTCTTGAAATTTCTCTCTACCCTCCATAATACTCTTAACATAAGTAATATTAAAAGTTTTTGAGTTATATGAAATTCTATATGCCTCAGTTAAGGCTGAGTAATATCTAATAATAAATCTATAATTAGCAGTACCTCTTACTTGATCTCCAAACACACCCTCTGAGCCTGATAGGTTTTCTACCTTTGCCCATACAGTAGTAGCTGTAGAATAAGATGTAGATTGACCACCACCTGCATCTGTTGAGCCACCTAGTGTTTGTAAGACAATACGATTTCTCATTTGTCCGATTAATGACACTAGACCATGCCTCCGTAGTGAGCAGTACCTCTATAAGGATTTGTAGATAATTGTCTTATACGATATGCCTGAAGAAGTTGTGTTGCAGAATGAGGTGGATTTAGGTTTTTTTCTCCATCTCCTCTTTGCTCAAATAAATAAGCTGTATATAAAAGACATGCTTGTTTGATATCTTCTGGAACATCACTAGAGCCACCATAACCGGCAACATATTTTATTTCTAATGCGTTAGCTACTCGTAATCCTGTAGGATAGCTTTCACCTTGACGTAATACAAATCTTGCAGGTACTCCTGCTTTATCTAAATAATACTTGCTAGATGTAAATGTACTTTCTGTATCTGCATCATCATAGTATTTAACACTAGTAATAGAGGCAACAGGGGATTCCGGTAAAAGAATACTACGTCTAGTAATATCAATATCTATTCCGGTATACATGCCGTCCTCTAATGGAATGTCTGTATCATAAATGCTATCTATTGATAAGGTCAAAGTTTGTGTTGTCAAACTTCTAGCTGTATATCTTTTAGCCCAATTATGAGCTGTCTTAGTTAATAAAGTAATAACTGTATCGTCATCACTACCGTCAATACGCAACCAATTTTTTACTTCTGCACTAGTAATTGCGTACTCTGTTTCTGCTGTGTTTACTGTTAGACCTGCCATTTTTGGAATCCTTATCTGCTGTTTTATCGGTTAATTTTACATTGTTGGCTTGTATAAGTAAATAAATTCACTAAATGTATTGACAAAGTGTCATATATCATTAAAATAATAGATATAAAGTAAATCATTAATTAATTAA